ACTCTTGCGACTCTTGCGGCTCTTGCGACTCTTGCGGCTCTTGCGACTCTTGCGGCTCTTGCGGCTCTTGCGAGATTTGCGACCACTACGTTTCTTTGAGCAGTATGGTTTATGTTTACGGGTTGATTTGCGGTTACTGTTCCAAGAGCATCTGCGTAAACGTTTGCATGATTTGCGACTCATTTTTTTGCATGATTTGCGTCTGCGTGATTTGCGTGATTTGCGTGATTTGCGCGATTTGCGTGATTTGCGTGATTTGCGTGATTTACGGCTTGCTTTCTTTTTATATGAACGTTTTGCCATTTTAAGAACTTGTTTTAAACTTTTAGTTTTATTTCTTTTTTGAACACTTCTTACGTGTTTCATCCATCTACGGAGTGCTTTTGGGGTTTTTTTCATATTAAATTTCATACTCTTTGAGCGACTTCTCTTTGCCATTTTGTGTTATATAATATATCAATATTTTTATTCTGGAAAAATTAGCTCTTTATTTCCTAGTATTTTATTTATTTTTTTTTCTCTTTTTTTTTTATTTTTATATCTATACCATAATATACAAATTGCAAATAAAAAACCTATTAATATAATTCCAATATTTATTGAATCATTTTTTAAAGGATTATTATCTATATCATTTTTTAAAAGTTTAATCATACTCATATCAACTAAATCTGGTTTTAACGCACTCATTTTTTCTTTTAATCCTTAAATATATTTTTTTTATGTTAAATATTCGCAAAAAAAATATAAAAATAAAATAAAATATTATAATATGTGTGGTATTTTAGCTTTTTTAGGTAATTATAATGTTGAACTTTTAAATAAATGTTTAGAAAAAATTAAAATGAGAGGACCTGATAATTCATCTTTAACTCAAATTGATAAAAATATATTTTTTGGTTTTCATCGTTTATCTATTAATGGTTTAAATTCAATAAGCAATCAACCTTTATATTATAAAAATATTTCATTAATATGTAATGGCGAAATATATAATTATAAAAATTTAATTGAAAAATACAATTTTAAAATGACTACAAATAGCGATTGCGAAATTATACTACATATGTATTATACTTTTGGAATACAAAGAACATTAAATGAATTAGATGGAGTTTTTGGTTTTATATTAAAAGATGATGAAAAAATATATGTAGCAAGAGACCCAATAGGTATTCGTCCTGTATTTATATCACAATCTAAATATGGAACATTAATTTCTAGTGAAGCAAAATGTATTCTTAACAAAAATGATAATGTATATCCCCTTGCTCCAGGTTCTTATGAAATTTATTTAAAAAATACGCAAATGGCTAAAGGTATTTATTACAAATTACCTTCTACATTAATTATTAATAAACCAATTGAAATTATTATTAATGAAATTAGAGATTTATTAATAAATTCTGTAAATAAAAGACTTATGAGTGATAGACCTATAGGTGCATTATTATCAGGTGGTTTAGATTCAAGTATTATATCAAGTATTATATCAAAAAAAGTAACAAATTTAACTACTTTTTCCATAGGATTAGAAAATAGTCCAGATTTAATTAAAGCACAAGAAGTAGCAAATTATATTAAAAGTACTCATCATAGTATAGAAATGACTATAAATGAAATGATTAATTCTATTGAAAATGTTATAAAAATAACAGAAACATATGATATTACAACAATAAGAGCAAGTGTACCAAACTATCTTATTAGTAAATATATATCAGAAAATACAGATATTAAGGTAATTTTTAGTGGAGAAGGTGCTGATGAACTATTTGGAGGTTATTTATATTTTCATAATGCACCAACAGATAAAGATTTTGATGAAGAAACAAGACACTTAGTAAATAATTTATATAAATTTGATGTTTTAAGAGCAGATAGAACAACAGCATCAAATGGTCTTGAAGTTAGAGTTCCATTTTTAGATAAAAATTTTGTTAATTATATTATGCAACTTTCTTCTAAATATAAAAATTATAACTTCTTTAACATAGAAAAAGGTATATTAAGAAAAGCATTTGAAAATTACTTACCAGAAAATATTATTTGGAGACAAAAAGATGCTTTTAGTGATGCTGTTGGATATAACTGGGTTACAGAAATTAAAAAATATGCTGATACTATTATTAGTGATAATGAATTAAAAAATTGTAATAAATTATATTCTCAAGACACCCCAACATGTAAAGAAGGTTTGTTATATAGAAAAATTTTTGAAAAATATTATCCTAATAAAACAAATTTAATTGGTTATATATGGAGACCAAAATGGTCAGAAACACAAGAACCATCTGCAACAGCTTTAAGTATTCATAAAAAATAATATCATTAAAAATATTAATGAAATTATTTATTTTTACTAAAATTCCTGCCTCTGGAATTTATAATCCAGCCTCTGGATTCTAGTAACTAGTTTCTAGTAAACTTCATTTTTGTATAAATATATTTTTGTATATCTATTTTATAATTTTACTACGTTACTAGTTACTAGAAACTAGTTACTAGAATCTAGTTACTAGAATCCAACCTCTGGAATTCATAATCCAACCTCTGGAATCTAGTTTCCTTCTTCTAATTGTTTTGCTGAATGTTCTAATAATGAACTCATATTATTTACTATTTCTTTCCAATTAGCAGTTACAATAATTTGTTGTTTAGTAGTTAAATTATTATAAGTTTCATTAAGTTTCATATATAACATACTCATATTATCTTCATCTATATAAGTTTCTTCTTCCTCTTCCTCTACATCAGTTTCATCGTCTTCAACGTCTTTATATTTTAATAAAGCATTAAGTTCTTGTTGTTGTTCATCTTCACTTTCATCTTCATCATCATCTTCATCATCATCTTCATCATCATCTTCATCATCATCTTCACTTCCAGCTTCACTTTCAGTTTCACTTTCAGTTTCAGTTTCTACCAATTGATCAATTTCTTTTATTAAATCATCAATATTTTCATTTATAAACCATTTATTAGTTTTAATATGATCTATGGAATTTCCTTGAATTTTATACACATTATATAAATATGATAAAGCTATTTTTTTTGATATATCATCTAAAAATAATATTTGGTCATTTATTAAAACAGTTTCATAATGAATATTATCATAATTATATAATAATATTGTTGGTAATTCAGAATTATATGTTTGTCCTATACGAGGTAAAAACCCAATAGCATAATCAGAAATACAAGAAATAACGAATATATTAATTTTTTTTGCGTGTGATATTATATTTAAGTCAGTATCTTCTAACCAATAAACTGGAATTTTTTTAGTAGATTGCCATTCATGTTGACTATGATATAAAAAATTATATTTTAATATAGCAAAAATCATTTTTTTATATTGTTCTTCACGCATTTCTTTAATTTGGTTAAATATGTCTATATCAATTTTTCCAAAGTTAGGTAAATATAATTTATTAGAAAATTGAAAATTTCTTACGTCATCTTTATCAGTCAATTTTAATTCATTTGATATTTCATCTTTATTTCTATCAATATAATTTGATATTTTTTTTCTAAATTCTATAACATCATCTCTTATTATTTTTTTTAAATTTTTATAATTTAAAGCATAATATATTGCTGCAGCACCACAGTCTCCTCCTCCATAATTACCTAATAATGAAATATTTTCAAAATCTTTAAAATAAGGTATTTTACTTTTAAGAAATTCTATATACGGTATTGTAGCAGTTTTAAAATTTGATAATTGATGTGGATTACAATTTAAATCATGTTTTTCCATTTTATTATATATCAATATTTTAATATGTTTAATGTTATATTATAACTCAATATTGCAATAATTAATAATGTTAAAGGTAAAATTATTTTTATTTTAGAGTTATGATCTCTTCTTAATTTACCTTTTTTATCAAAAAATAATGATGGTTTTAATATAATAAAAAAACTGACTATAAGTATATATATACAAATAGTATTATGAAAATAACTATTTGGATCTATCATTATTATAATAAAATAAAAAAATAATTGATTTATTATCTAGTCATTAATTCCGGAAGATTTTTTTGAAATTTTTTTAATGATTTTTTTATATCATTTTTTTTTACATACATAAATAAATGACTATTAATTAATTTATATTGTTTTGATATAATATTTTGTGGCGTTTTTAATAAAATTTTATCACCTGTAATTAGTCCTAAAAAATTTAAATCTTTTATTATAATTGTATTATTATATACATCTATAATTGAAAGAAATACATTCATATAATTATTATTTATAGAACCATACATTTGTAAATAAAAACGAAAATTTTTGTCTTTTTTATCAATTCTTGTTATAGTTATTTTTTTTATTTCAAATTTATCTTTAGTGTAAAAATTATTTATTTTTTGTAAAACATAATTTTCTATGTTATTTATAATTTTTTTATAATCTGATTTAATATAATTTGTAATTTTTTTAAAATTAATATTTTTTATTTTTTTATTTTCATTTTTTACAATTTTTTTTAATATATCTATAAATGTTGTATAATTTTTATAAAATTTATTAGCAATATTTAAATTTGGCAATATATAATTATTATCTGTAATATCATTTGTTTTTGTTGAAATCATATCATCTAAATAATTTTCAGAAGTGTTATAACTAACTGGATTTTTATTTACATATTTAACTTTATGTTTAAATATATTAGGTTTAAATGAAGTTTTAGACATATCAAAGACTTTATTTGGATTTTTTACACTATCTATAATTTTTTTTGATAATCCAAAATTTGGTAATTTTTTTAAATCTAAATTATCAAATACAAAACTTTCTATTTTTGTTTTTATAAATAAGTTGTACATAACAAAAAATACTAGTATAATAATATACACATTCATCATATTAATATTTAAAAAGATTTTTTTATTGTGAATAACCAAAATTATCATTAATTTCATCTATATCATCATGTTCTTCATCATTTCCATGCATTCCAGTATCAATTCCTAATGTCAATTCACTTTCTTCTTCTTTTTCTATATCAGTTTTAAAATTAGTACTTTGTTCTTCATCTATTTTTTTGTTTTTAATATCAATTAAATATTCTTCATTTGTTCTATCAACAGAACGCCATCTATTAGGTCTAATAGAAGGATCTGCGTTTGTAAATAAATTCATATATTCTTTTTCTTTTGGATTTTGTTTTATATGTTCTAAATAATTTTGATGACTAATAATATTTTCCATAAGTATATAATCATTATTTTTACTTATAGATGTTTCTGTATAATTTGAATATTTAAATTGTTCATCCATTTCATTTAAAAAATCACTAATAAAATCATGATATTGATCATATAGATCTTTTTCTTTTGCTAAATTTAATAAAATATTTATATCTTGTAATAATATTTTTTTTAATAATATATTAGCATCTTGTACTGAAAAAATACTTTTAATTATTTTTGAACAAGTTATAATATTACTTTTTCCTGATATTTGTTGTATAGTATTGTGATTATATGTTAAATTATAGTCTTTTAAAAAATCATTATTAGATATTTGTGATATAAAATCATTTATAAATTTATTATATTTTTTAAATTCTTCTTCTGCCTTTTCTATAGCTTCTTTCATTTCTATTTTTTCTCTTGTTAATTTTCTGTTTTTTATTTCATTTTCAGTAGTTATTGTATCATCGGTTTTAATATTAATTTTTTTTAATCTTATATAATGTTGAGTATAATTATATATAAAACTGTCTGTTTCTTGTATATTTTTTTTCCTATATATATATCTAATTTCTTTTTTATTATCTACTTTTAATTTATTTATTATAATTCTAAAAGATTCTATTATTTTTTTTATATTTTTATTTTCATATCTATGATATTTTTCTTCTATTTTATTAGTTAAATATATTTGTTTCTTTTTAGAAATAGTATCATCATTTATTATATTATAAATTTCATCTTCTTTTCTTTTATTTAATGATTTTGAATTTAAAATATTATTATTAAACCCTAATGTATCTATAATTTTTTTAATTTCAATATTTTTAAATTTATTTATAATTTCATTTATATCTATTTTTTTTATTTTATTAGGTATACAACATTTATTATCATTAATTACTTTTTTATCAATATAAATACTTTTATTAAAATTTTCTTTTAAATTCTGTTCTGTCATGTTATCAATATCTTGTTTTATTTCTAATAAATTTTTACCACAAAATACACAAGGATATTCATCCAGATTTGTAATAGTTATATAATTTTTATCAAATAAATGTAATTTATTTTTAGTGTAACAATATTTTAAAAGCTCTTCTTTATAATTATGAGTTTGTAATATATCTATTTCTGAAATCGGACGCATATAATATTCAATTCCATCTGGATTATAAAATCTTCTATTATTATTATTTCTAAATATTTTTAATATTTCTTCAAGTTCATTTTCATATACAATAGAAGTATTATTTAACTGTGTCAATTTAAAATTTTTAGAAAATTCTCTATCTGCTCTATTTTCACCAATATTTGTTTCTATTGACGGTAATTTTGATTGACTGACTATAATTTGTAATTTACCTTTTAATACACCCCATTTTAATATTTCACCAATATTTTCTCTAAATTCTTTATATTCTAATAATACTCTTATTCTATTTTTTTTACTTTCTAATAAACTATTTTCTAATAATAATCTTATTTTTTCATTAATATCATTTGTATTAATTAAATTAATACTTGGTAAATTATTTAATAAATTTGTTAATTCTTCTACTCGTAACCAATTACCAATATTATATTTAGCTAATATTGGATTCCTAAAACTTATTGCTAATTCAATTTTTTTCTTTTCTTTTTTTCCTTCTTTTTTTATTTCTTGTTTTACAGTGTCTCTTTCATATTGTATAGAACCTTGAGAATTAAAGTTTTTTATATATTCTATTAAATTTAGATTTATAAGTTTTTTAATTCCACCAATATAGCTTGATTTGTTTAATTTTTTTATAACATCATCTTTTTCTATAACTTTTTCAAAAACATATTTTAATAATATATCTCTTATATATATATATCCTTTATTGTTCATTTTAGTACTCTTTAAATCTTCATAATTTACATTAAAATTTGTAAATTTATTACTATCTAATAATTTTTCTTTCCCATCACTTGTAAAAGTTGCTTCTATATTTGCACCTATTGTATATAAACTATATTTTTTATTATAAATATCCAATTCAATTAATAACCGTGCAGCCACAATTGATAATTTTTTAATTTTAATAAATCTTATTGTATCATTTTCAAAAAGTTTATATTGTTCAGGATATTGTTTTTTAAAATCATTCAAACCCTTAATATCTAAATTTTTATTTTGTATATATTTGTTTATTTTTTGTTTTAAATATTTTGTTTGTAAATTTTGTTCTCTTAAATTATTAAATTCATTCATAATTGATTTAAAAATATTAAGTTTATGTGATCTATTAATAACTATAGAACAATATGAAGTTATACCTTCAACATAATCATTTATTTCATCGTCTAATATATCAATTTCTTCTTCTTTAATTTGAGTAAAAACTTTTTTGTTTGCAGTTTTAGTCTCTTCTTCAATAATATCATCAATATCTTTCATTTTTTCATTATGTACAATAGCATGCCCATTCTCATCAAAATTATCTCTTTCATCTAATTCAGGTAATGTTAAAAATTCACTACAATATTTACATACTATGTCGCCTGATTGTTGTGTAGTTCCATAAGTTTCTAATACATAATTTAAACCTTCTTTTATTTGATTATAAAAATGACTACAGTTAAATGGGGTATTATTTTTATTGTCTATATAAAATTTATAATTATTAGTTCCGTCTGTATCATTTAACCAACATAAACTATCACATATTTTTAAAAAGTAATTATCTAACTGTTCTTTTTTTAAATTTATATTTTTTAATTTATTAAATATTCTACGTGATTCATTATCATATATTTTTTTTTCTAGTTGTTCTGTTTGTTTATATTTTTTTAATTTCAAATAATTAAGTCTTTCTTTATAAGCTGTATAGTTTCCTTTTACATTTTTAAGTATTTCTAAATATTCATCTTTTTCTTGTTCTTCAAATAAATTAGAATAATTAATAGTTTTATAAAATAAATTACCGTTATCTAATTGTCTATTTAACCAAAATAATCTTGCATAATCATAATCAAATTTAGAATTAAATTTTGAATATATATTACTTTTATCTAATATATCCCATTTTATTAAATTATTATTATTATTAGTTAATATTGGGTTATAGTTTGTAATATTAGAAGTAAATTCTTTGTTATTTTTTATTTCATTAATTGTATTTTCAATTTCATTTTCAATATATTTTTTTAAATTAGTATCTATATCATTAATATCATATCCATAATTTCGTAATATATCTAATATTTGACTAAAATTATAAAATTTTATATTTATTGTTTTTAAGATATTAGATGGTGATGGAACTACATTTTCATTTAAAAAATTAATAAATTGTTCTTGTGTAATATTTTCTTTTGGAAGCATTACTATTTTAGGTTCTGTATAATATTTACCTGTTGGTTTATTATTTTGAATATTAGGTAAAAGTTTTTCAACATTTTCGATATTTTTAGGTAATAATTTTTTATTTAAAAAGTTTTCTTTTTTAAATTTTCCATTAATTAATTTAATTGCTTTTGGTATAGGTAAAATATAAAATCCAATTATTTGTACTTTATCAGCAGGTAAATAAGTTTTTTGTATTGTTTCTTTTAATATATTTAAGTCAAGTATTTTACCAGTAATTTTTTTATATTTTTGTTCTTTTATGGTTGGTTCTCTTTCTATATATTTATGATAAATTCTCGTATCTGGACCTTTTATTTTATGTATTCTCCATTTAGTATTATTTATATTTACTGAAGATAAAGCATTAAAAAAACTTCTATCATAAAATGTTTGATTATACATTCGTGTTCCAATTGTTCCTATCATATCTTTGTATGTATATTCTGGTGGTAATGGGTCTTTTTGTCCTACATTAATTTTATATCCAATATTTTCATAAGTATTCCAAGTATTTTGTAAATTATCTACATCTTCAAAATATTTTTTTATATTATTTTTATATTTAGTTTCTTTTTCACTAACTTTTTTATTGGTAGTTTTCCATTCTTCCTGTATTTCAAAATGTGTATTAATTGATTTTTCTATATCTTCTAAAATATGACCATTTATTACTTCATCATAATTATACTTTTCGTTATATGATAATTGTTCTGTATTTTTTATTTCTATTTTACTTTTAAGATCACTATAATAATATTTTTTATATTCATTTATGATTGGAATTATATATTGTTGCTCAAATATTCCTTGTAAAATTTTTTCAACTGGTGAACTTTGTAGTGTTGTTCTTTCTAATTTTTTCATATTTTCATTTTTAATATCATAAATTTGTATTGTTTCTATTACATCATCTACAAAACCTAAAGTATTTTTTAAAAATTTAATAGTTTTAAGTGTAAATTCATTATTTATATCTAAACACCATACAGAATTTTTTGTTATATCCCAATTTGTTATTTTATTAAATAAATCTTCTCTTAAAATATTTGGTGGAAAAATTCGTTGATATTCTGGTATATATTTTGATTCTTGTTCATATGTTATTTCTTCATAATCTGTTATTTCTTCTATATCTTCTTTTTCATCATCTTTTTTTTTTAGTCCCCAGTTTTTTAAATCGTCATATGATATACCCATACTTTCAGCAAGTTCTTCTTCTGTTATATCTACAAAAATTGGTTCATCATTATTATTCATATTTATTTAAAGCACAGATTTTTTTTAATTAATTCTACTATTTGATAAAAAATTGATATAACTTTATATTAAAATTATTTAAACATTATTTAATATAACTTATTACAAAGTTTTATTTTAATTATGAATGTTGCAAAATATATTATCAATGAAACAAATTCTATTACAAAATCATTTAATGATGTGTATGAATTATTCAGAAATAAATTAAAAGTATATGTAAATACGGATAAAGATTATGATAATTTTTATTTATTAAAAACTGATGAAGAAAAAAGTGATTTGGAAAATCAAGCAGTAAGAGATTGTCAAGGATTAATTTTAGAAAAAAATACAAATAAAATTGTTTGTTTTCCACATAGTAGATGTTATACATTTGAAGATTTTAAATATGATGGAAATTGGGATAACATTATTATTAATCATTTAAATGACGGAACAAGAATTCATGTTTGGTGGAATGAAATAGATAACCAATGGATGGTTTCCACTGGTGGTTGTATTGATGCAAAAAAAGCAAATTGGGCACATCCAAAAACTTTTTGGGAGAGTTTTACAGAAGTATTAAATAAGTATCAAGATTCATTACTTTATTCTACAATTATTAAAAATGAAAACAAAATGTATAAATCAATGACCTATATGTTTATGTTATGTAGTAAAGAACAAAAAAATATTATAGATTATAAAGATAATAAATTAATTCATACAGGTTCTCGTTGTAATATAACAGGTAATTATATAAATTTTGATTTAGGTATTCCAAACCCAGAATTAGTTAGCAAAGAAGATTTTAATATGGTAAGAAGTATTATGGAAGGAAGTGATCCAGATAGACTTAATAATAATAATTTTGGTTATATTATAACTTTAGAAGATAATACCAGATATAAAATTGAAATGAGTAAATTAAAATATCTTAAAGAATTGAAAGGAAATAATCGTGATATGACTTATCATATGTTGTGTTTAAATAAAGAAAATAAAATAAATGAATTTCTTAGTCATTTTCCAGAATATGAACCTATGTGGAAAGGTATTTTATCTGGAATAACACATATTTCAAAACAAATTTTTCATCAATATCATCAAAAATATGTAAAGAAAGAGACAGTAAAATTTTCACCACAATATTATCCTACTATTATAAAATTACATGAAGATTATATGAAATCAAGAAAACCAACAACACCAGATATGGTATATTCTTTAGTTAATTCTTATCCAAGTAATTTACTTACTTCTCTTATTAAATCTCTTTAAAAAATTTATTTTTAATTATAATTAAGTCGAAATAAAAAACTTAACTATAATTATATAAATGATGTTTGATTTAAAAACTATATTATTAATAATAGGATTATATTATATTTTAAGTCCTATATATGAAAATTTAGGTAGTGATTTCTCTCATACAGGATATTTAAATTATATCCAAAGAGGTGTTGATAAATTTATGAAAGGTGATGTAGAAAATTTTGAAAACAATATTGAACCAGTAGTTAATTTCCATGAAAATTTTAATGGTGGTGGTTCTACACATTGGCATAATTCATTCAATAACGATATTACAAAGGTCAGTGAATCCAGCCTTCGGGGAGCGATGCCGGGAAGCGGCAACGAATCAGGATTCGCGGAACAGAATTAACACCAGAATGCTTTCCAGTAAAGGTATAATTAAAATTTATTTAAAAAATTTATAATATTAATGTATATTATAAATTATGAGCGATTTAAAAAAAAATCCGTTATATAAAAACGTTAATTCTAGTGCTGTTTTTACTAATAAAGAAATTCAAACATTTTCTTGTAATAATTCATCTAACTGTGAAGTTTCTGTTGTAAAAAAACATGAACAAAATAATAGTTTTTTTACTTTTTCTTTTATAGAAAATTTATTACCTTTTTTAGGAAGAGAAGATAATTCAAAATAACTTGCTTTTGGTGTAAGCAACGGTGAAGGTTGAATAGATTGCTCTGGGGTAATATTATTTTCATCATTTGATAATATGACACTTACAGTATTTTCTTGATTTAAATATTCAAAATTATTATAAAATTCTTCTTCTTTATTTAGAGAATGATAAATCGACTGATCAATAACAAGTGTTTTATTTTTAGTCATATATAAATATTAAATATTATTTTTTTCCCAGTCTAACTTTAAAGAATCAATTTTCTTTTTAATGTTCTTTAAATTTTCAATTAATATATCATTTACATTATATTTTTTTTTTACTCTAATACGAATTCTACACTCTGGAGTTAAAGGATGTTTCATATTATATCCACAAAATATAATTCTATCATCATTATTTAATTCATAATTAATTAAATTTCCAATAGTATGGTCTTCATCTTTAATATAATAATCAGTTAATCCTTTTACTTTATTATTTTCATTAATATCTATTTTTTCATTATTATCATAATTTTCAATATTTAAAATTATATTTTTAATTTTTGTTGTTAAAAAATCTAGTGTTTCATTTATTAAATTTTTACCATTTCTATTACCACATAATTCAACATTAAAAACATATGTTTCAGGTTCTCCTTGATCATTTTTAATATAGTCTTTTTGAATATCGCAATTTATATAATTTCTTTTTTCAATTTCAGTTTTAAATTCAGATAATCGTTCTTCTGTAGGTTGTTCATATTTAAAATAATAACCAACACTATTAACAGCTTGCCAAATAGCATTCATTTTAGAATGCCCTTTTATTGCTTTTGCATTAAAAATTAATGTTTCTCCTTTTCTTAATTCACAAATTGGAACATTTCTTATAAATATATCTTTAGAATTTAAAAGTTGTTCTTTATATTCTATTGTAAAATCTTGTGCATATACTGTGAAAAAATTTTCATCATTATTTTTTTTAGAATAATTTATCATTAATGGTTCATTATCATTATAATTTTTTATTTCATTAAAATAAATTGGTATTAGACTAATACGATGTTTGATATATTCATTATGTAATATTGTAGTATTTTCTTTCATATTTATATTAGTCTCATCAAAAGCAATTGTTTCTATATTTGCAATTAATACTCTTCTAATTCCATTTGCTAAACTGGTATTTACATTAGTTAATTCAAACTTAATATTATCTGTTGTAATTTCCTTATTTTTAAAGTAAGTCATTTTGTTTATTACTAGTAAGTAAAATAATTTATAATAAAATTCAATCAATTTTTTATTTAAGTTTAAATTATTATATATTTTTTATATTATTATAATAAAAATAAATGTCAAAACAAAATTTAATATTTTATAGTAATTCTTGTGATTATTGCCGTGATTTGGCCAAATTAATGGCAGAAGTCGGTGTTTTAAATAATTTTAAAAGATTTTGCACTGATGACCCAAATATAAAAATACCTTCAATTATAAAAACTGTACCTACAATAATTGTTAGAGGAATTAATAAACCTTTAAGTGGAACAGATGCTTTTAATTATATTAAACAATTAAAAAATAAAGATAATACAAATAATTCAAATGTAACTAATAATCAAACAGAACCATTACCATCTACGATTTTAGATAGTTATAGTACTACATATAGTGCTTTAGATGGTTGTGATGATATGTCATGTCCAATTAATACAAGTTATTATTCTGGAATAGATAATAAATCATCAAACAATGTTAAACAATTTGATAATAAACCAAATATGCCACATATGACTAAAAATGAATGTACAGATGAATTAAGTAAAAGAATGGAAGAAATGGAAAATATGAGAAGACGAGAAATCCCAGATGTTAAAAGAATTTAATTTGCGTCAAAATATTTAAAAGATAATTTATATTATAAATATAAATAAAATGAGTAAAGGAATTACTTATTTAAAAGCATTTACAACACAAATAGATAGATTTTTAAGTGATCTTGTTGTAATATTTCCAGAAGAAAGACAAATTAGAATGTATAAAAATAGTATAGAAATGATAAAAAAAGTAAATCCAAGAAAGATTATGGAAGGTTTTACATATTATATATTTCCATATAAAACACAAATAGATAATCGTGATGAAAGATTTTTTATGGAACAAAATTATGATGATATTATAGATGAATATTCTACAGATAAAATTTCTAAAGAAGATAATCTTGTAGAAGCACTTGCTTTAAAAAAATTATGGAAAAATTTAGATCAAGATAAAAAAGATATTATATGGAAATATTTTGAAGTATTAATTAAAATAGTTGAAAGAGATGCTATGTTAAATAAGTAAATTAATATAAATTTTGCGGAAAACAATATATAATAATATAGAAATTAATATTATTATATATGTCAAGTACACAATTATTACACTTTAAAAACACATTATTTGATTTTAAACGTGATTTATTAATCATGTTTCCAGGTCTTAAGGAAAAATTAGACAAATATTATAGCGATGATAAAATTAATAATGGAGATATTATTGAAAATGTAAAAGATATTATGTTATCATTACATCCATATATAGAACAAATATCAAAAAATGATGAAAATATATTTAATACTAATGATAAAATTTATTTTTTAAAAGGTATTAATTTCAAAAAAATATGGAAACAAAATCTTAATGAACATACCAAAATTAGTATTTGGAGATATTTAAATAATTTATATATGAGATCATATTTAATATTAAAAATGAATGGAGAGCTTAAAGATTTTTTAAATATTCATTTTGATGAAGATAATCCTGAAGATTATTCAAAAATAATTTTTGATAATATGAAAAAATTAAATGAAAAAAGTAAAAAATCTCAAATGAGTAAAGAAAATTTTGAACAAAGTGCTAATCATGTAAAAAATATGTTAGGTGCAAAAGATAATAATATTTTTGGAAAAATTATTAATGATGTTGGACAAGAATTACATAAAACTATGACTGATAATTCTATGAGACCAGAGGATATTTTAACAGGATTATTAACTGGAAATCCAGATAATAAAATTGTATCTATGATGGAAGGTATAGGTAAAAATGTAGAACAACAATTAAAAAATAAAGAAGTAAATGAAAATGAATTATTAGAAGCTAGTCAAAAAATGATGAATATTATGCAAACTGATTTAAAAGATAAATTACCTGGATTTGGTGGAAATACAACTCTAAATCAGGAATCACAAATAGATAAAGAAAAAGAAATAAATAAAATAGAAAAAGATATGGATAAAATTGTGAATGATATAGAAAATATAGCAGAAAAAACAGATCCTAAGAAAATAAATTTTGGAGATAATATCCATGCTAAAGAGTTTGAGGCATTATTTCAAAGTAAAGATATTGATGCTGAAGCAAAAAAATTATTTGAAAAAATGACTGATGGTAATAGTAAAGATAAAGATAAAGATGAAGATGAAGATGAAGATAAAGATGAAAATGAAAATGATGAAGATAAAATTTCAGAACAATTTCAAGAATTATTACAAAATGTCAACGTTGAAAAACAAGCAGAAATTCTTTTAGAAGAATTAAAAAAAAACAAAAATGAATAAATTAAAAATAATTATATAGTATATAATTAAATAATGAGTGATCCTTTTTGGGCTGATGATATTAGTATATTATATGATATGGATAGATTACATGAATTTTATCCATCACCCGATATGACAGATGTTGAAAAATTAAATTGTATTGTTAGATTTTCTTTATTTTTAGGAATATTGTTATATTTATATCATAGTAAACCTATCTATTTTTATATTCCAATTGTTATTATGACATCAACATATTTATTTAGAGAAATAAGGAATAGAAAAGAATTAAAATTAGAAGATTTTAAAAATAAAAATAAAGTAAAAGAAGAAAAATGTTCAAAACCAACATCAAATAATCCATTTATGAATCCTAATTTTGTTACAGACAATTTTGAAACAAAAGAAAAACCTTGTAATCCATTAGAACCAGAAGTACAAAAAGATATAGATATTAAATTTAATGAAAATTTATTTAAAGATGTTAGTGATGTATATGGTAGATTAAATAGTGATAGACAATTTTATACAGTTCCTGGTAGTCAAGTACCTAATAATCAAACGGAATTTGCAAATTGGTTATATAAGCGTAAAACTTGTAAAGGTGATAATGTAGGTTGTTTAAAATATGAAGATTTAAGACAACAAAAACCAATTCTTCAAAAAGATTTAGCTTAATTTAATTTTAATTTTAATTTTATATAGAAAAAAAACCTTACATAATATTATATATAGAATGAATAAAAATTTTATTTATAATAGTGAAAATATTCATAATGATAGCTCTGTTAAGACAGCATCTGAAAAACAAAGCGCGGCTGTAGGTAATTATCGCCTTGCTAATTTTTCAAGTAAAAAATGTGATGCTGTTTTCAATGATGTAGCATTTCAAAGAGGTGTTAATTTTGATGAAGGTTATGGTTGGATTGGTGCAGAAGGTTGCAAAGTTGATAATGATTCTAAACTTCGCAACGGTAGAATTAGTACAAATAAAAATGTTCCACAACAAATGGGTTCTTTCCCTTTACCAACAGCGCCATACAAAGGTCAATCAAATTTAAGTTTAAAAAAAGTTGATCAAGAATCAACATTACTTCGTAGTGCAAATACAAGACCACTTCGCCATGAAAACCCTATGAGTGGTTCAAGTCAATTTCCAACAAGATTTGAAAAAATACCAGATAAAATAAATCCACAAAAGGTTAATCGTGTAGTATTACCATTTCCACAAGGTGGTATATCTACAAGAACTATTAAAAGAAATAAAAAATGCTAATTTAGATAAATATAAAATCTCAATTATATCTATATATAAATGAGTTTTAAAAAAGAGTATGATATGTATATAGAACAATCAAAAAAAAGTGGTCTTTATATGTTAAATGATATATATACAACTCATGAAAAAAAATGTAAAGCACATAATAAAGGTAGTAATCAACACTTACAACCAAAAGTTTCTTCTATAATTAATATGGAAAATGATATAACAAATAGAATAAGAAATATTAATCCAAAGGACCCTACAAGTAAATATCAACCTAAAAATTATAATTTAATAGAAGACAAAGGAAAAAAAGAAACAAATAATACTATGATATGTAAAAAAATAAATTTTGGTTACGCTAATGGCGATCCTACTAGAGATCATTTAAGTTTAAATGAAGAATCAAAGGATATGAGTAATTATATATTTTTTAAACCAATTAATAATCCTCAAAATTTAGAACATATTATTTTGGATAGACCTGAACATACAAGACTTAATATGAAAGATAAACATAAAGAAAAAAATTTATGTAAAAAAATTCAAAATAATGATTTTAGCACAGAAACAGCATCATCAATTAATAATATAGGTTTATATTCTGGTATAGATGTAAAAAAAGCACACGGTCATTGTAATACTACTTGTTATTTTAATAATTAAAAATTATTTAAAAAAAAATTTTATTATTTATTTAATAATGGATGATGAAATTTATATTACACCAAATATCATTGTAAAAAATAAAACATTTTATTATACAAATAATGAAACAAATAGATTAAATAAAATTAATGATAGAAATTGGCATAAAATTATGTGTGATGATGGTTGGTTTAAAATTGATTGGTCTTGGAGAGTAAGATTAAATGAAAACGCACAAAAAACTAATAAAAATTGCACGTATGGTATTCGTGATTGTGGAGGTGAAGGAAATTGTTTATTTGAATGTATTGCTACTGCTTTAAATTATACAAAAGCTATAGAACCCAGTTTAAATATTATAATTGACAATAATTTAAAACAAGAATATTATACATCTCAAGATATTAGAAAGATAGCATCTTCATCTATTACAATTAATAATTTTGATTGTATTATAGAAAGTTATAAATTAGCAAAATTAAATAATGAATTTTATGGCAATTGGAATCCTTTTAATATATTTAAAATAGAAGATTTACAAAATGAAATTATGAAAATGGGAGATAATTTTTGGGGTGATCATATAATAATAAATTTATTAGAAGAAAAATTAAATGTAAGTTTTATATTATTAAATAATGAAGAATATATAATTCAAAATATTATGAATAATATTAGAAGTCATAAGTATGTAATATTATTATATTATTCTACAAATTTACATTTTCAACTTATAGGAAAAATAAATAAAAATACATTAATAACTATTTTTGAAATTGAAAAGTTGCCAATTGAAATATTTAATATTTTTAATAAAGATTGTCGTGTTGATAATTAAAACATAATATTTTTTAATATTTTAAAATATTATCTGTTAATATAGTAAATGGATATTACATTATATATAGTTACTAGTTTAGTTGGCGCTGGTTGGTATTTAAATAAAAATGGAAAACAACCACGCGCTAAATATACTACACGTAATAATATATTAAACGAAGAAATTCCGGTAGGAGATAATATTTACAATTCAAATAGAAGTGTTGAAGTTAGAAATTATGAACAAAATTTAAGTAATAAAAATTATGAAAAATCTAAAAATCCTAAAAAAACTAATATGATACCTTTAGTTCGTGATTTAAGTGATCCAAGCATTCCTATTGATAAACCAATTATATTAGATACTCAAATTAGAAATAAACCAGAAGAAGCTTGGGAACCAAAAAGAGATATGCCTTGGAAAAAAGGATATAAAGAACAACCAATTGAAAAAGAAATTGGTGTTAAATATAGTAAAGAATTTGAAAATGAACTTGAACAAAAAAAAGTTAATAATTTGGGATTTTTAGGAGAAGATGATGATGTTTATGCTAAATGGAATGAAACTATTGAAACAGCACCTAGAAAATATCGTGATGCTGGTGGTTGGCAAAATATAGAAATTGAAGAAAATTTTACACATAATAATATGGTTCCTTTTTTTGGAGGTAGTATTAAACAAAATGTAAACCCTAATGCTACAATTAGTCATATGGAACATTTTACTGGAAGAGGAGACACTTATAGAACTAAAGAAGAAGTTAATTCTATGTTTACACCAGAAGAAAGAGCTAATTCTGGTATTCCTTTTGGAAGTAATACTAATTTATCTAATAGTAGAGATTATTATAATGTTAGTAAATATCAACAAGGTATTCCTCTTATGGAACCAGAAAGAGTAGGACATGGTATAGGAATCGGTCCAGAACAAAGTGCTTCTGGTGGTTTTCATGATACATATAGGCCAACATACAAAAATGTAAATCAACTTCGTGCTAAAACTAATCAAAAAGTTTCATTTGAAGGTAGAAAAGGTCCTGGTGTTTCTAATGTTAAATCAAGAGGAATACAACAAGAAGTTTCTGTAAATCGTCCTAAAACTGTTACAGAAAGAAAACGTGATGATTGGTTACGAACAACTGGTGCATTTATTAAACCAGAATATAAAGGTGAAGTTGTTCTTAAAAATACACAACGTAAAGAATCTATCGTTCAAAGAGGTCCTGCTTCATATCAACAAGGTAATAAAATTAGGACACTTAAAGATCAACCACAACTTATGCAACCAAAGAGACAAGAGCTTGGAACTTATGGTACTCGTCATGTAAATGCTACAACATCTAATATGAAACAAAATGATATGGGTAGAAACTCTATAAGAAATGTTGAAACTAACCGTTCTACTATGTCTACTAAAGTTCATAATTCAAATGTAGCAAATTACAATCAAACAACAGTTCATTATGATGATAATGCTAAATTTACTAAAAAATCAGAAACAGAAATTAATAATAGACAAAGCGGTAATTTTAATTCATCTTCACAATTTTCTCAATCAATTGGTCCCCAAGAAGAACTTAGAAAAACTACTAAACAAACAACATTATATTGTAATTCTGGAAATATTAATCAACCAGCAGGTATGATTAAAAGGCAAGTTGACATACAAGATAAAATTAAATGCACTAAAAAACAAATTACTTCAGATTTTGAATATCAAGGACCCGCAAAAACTGCAGCTGGTGGTGATAAAATGGAAAATAGGCAAGCCGCTAAAAATATGGTACAAAAAGATACTCGCGAGTGCACTCTTAAAGGTCGTGCACCTACAAAATCAAATGTTAAAATTAGTAATGGTAGGGATAAAGTGAATGTTTCAATTAAAAAAGAAGATTGTGATAGAAATAATCCAATTAGTGTTGATGAAATGCAAGGAATGTTAATACCTGGTGGTAGACGTGGTAATATAGGTTGTGTTTCTGATACTGGTAAAAGAGGAAATGAAAGTGACAGAATTGACGATATACTTGTAGAACAACATAAGAAAAATCCATATACACAATCATTACATTCTTATTAATTTAAATTTTATGCGTTATTATATTAACTATTTTTTTTCGTATATTAATATCTATGGAAGAAATTAGTGTTAATTTATTAGTTGATGCTAAAGAAGAATATACAAAACAACTTACAAGAATACTTGTTCCAAGAATGTATGAAGGAATTTCACACATTTATAGTGAAGCTAAAAATTTAGCAAATGAAAATAAAAATGAAAATAAAATATTAGTAATATTTCAAAATTTATTAAAAAATATACCTCAATGGAATCAAAATATTATAGAAAAAGAAACTAACCGTATTGTTGAAAAATCAGGTATTGATTGGTTAGAAGATTTAATAAGTGCTATATTTGTTATTTTTTCAAAAATTTTGAGTGTTGTTAGAGTAACTAATCATAGTAGAATACATAATTTTCATTTAACTGTTCCTAAACTTCATCATTTTATTCATGAATGTTATATTGAAATGGCAAGAAAGTTTTATATGAATGTTATGTTATTTAATGATGAACTTACACCAAATGAACAACAAATAAATGTTAGAGAATCTTATAAAATTGTTAAAGAGGCAATTATAGAAGCAATAAGAATTTTATTACCAGTTAAAGCAATTTTACAAGAATATTTACAAGCAAGTTATCAAGAAGAATTCGGTAATGATAAAATAGATATTTCAAAAAATAAATTAACTGAAAGAAATAATGAAAATATTAAAAATATGATTTCAAGAGACTTAAATGGTTCTAAAAATGATGAAGAACCAGATAGTGAAACTGATAGTGAATCAGATGATGATGATTTTATAAATAAACTAAACGAAAATAATAATGAAGATACTGAAAAAGAAAATGAAAGAGAAATGAATGAAATTGAACAAACATTATTTTCTGATAACTTACCAGATGAAGTATCTGAGGAATTACCTAAAGAATTAAAAAAGAAGGATACAGATGAAAATTATGGAAATGAAGATGGTATATCAATTGAAATAAAACCTAAACAGATGGATGATGGAATTGATGATAATCAAATTAAAGAAATTAAAATAATTGACAATAAAAAATATAATGACGACGATACTGTTTCTAATAATAAAGAAAAAAATGAAGATACTGAAAATAAAGAAAAAAATGAAGATACTGAAAATAAAGAAAAAAATGAAGATACTGAAAATGAAGATACTGAAAATAAAGAAAAAAATGAAGATACTGAAAATGAAGATACTGAAAATAAAGAAAAAAATGAAGATAATAAACAAAAAGAGAATGTTAAATTAGAAGTTAAACCATTAGAATTTTTTGCTGATGCAGAAGATTAAAGGTTTTTTTATATTTTTTTTTTCTAAATTTAAAATAAAATGAACGTTTTAAACAATATTTTTAATAATTCAATATATTCTACAATATTTTCTATATTTGTGATTTTTATATGTGATTATATTGATTCAAAAATAACAAATATAAAAAAAACAAAAAAAGAATACTTTAAAAGAGCTATTATTGTAGGTGTTCTTGTATTTTTTATTACAAATAATATTAAAGGAAATGATATATTTTCTAATCTAAATAATAATTTTATTGGTGGTAATAATATAAACAATTATACAGCAGATTTGTCACCCGACCCACCTGATTTTTAAATTTAGTGCGTAAAAGCATTTATATAATTTTTTTATTTGATAGTAATAATGTCAAATAAAACTTCAAAATCTAAAACAAATAAAAATAGACGTGTCAGTCTTAAACTTAAAAAATTTGACATGGAAAAAATTGGAAATGATAAAGTATGTGTTTTTATTGGTAAAAGAGAAACTGGTAAAAGTTTTTTAGTAAAAGATTTACTTTATTATCATAAAGATATACCTATGGGAACTGTTATTAGTGCTACAGAAGGAGCAAATCATTTTTTTAGTAAAATAGTCCCACCAGCATGTATATATGAAGAATTTGATAAAGAGATTGTTAAAAGAATTTTAACAAGACAAAAAAAAATAGCAAAATCAAAAGATGCTGGACGAATAAATAGTAAAATAGATGATAGAATTTTTTTTATATTAGATGATTGTTTATATGATAATAGTTGGACTAAAGATAAAAATATGAGAAGTGTTTTTATGAATGGAAGACATTATAAAATTTTATTTTTAATGACTATGCAATTTGCTTTAGGAATACCCCCTAATTTAAGAACAAATATTGATTATGTTTTTATTTTAAGAGAAAATATTGTTTCTAATAGAAAAAAATTATATGAACATTATGCTGGTATGTTTCCAGATTTTAATACATTTTGTCAAGCTATGGATGCTACAACTGAAAATTATGAATGTATGGTTATTCATAATAATGCTAAAAGTAATAAAATAGAAGACCAAGTGTTTTGGTATAAAGCAGAAGACCATGAAGATTTTAAAATGTGTAGTAAAGAATTTTGGCAATATAGTAATAATAATTTTAATAATGATTCTGAGAGTGAAGATGATGATGATATATTTAATTCCAATAATTCTATAAATATTAAAAAAGAAAATTAATTTAATATTTCTGTTTCAATTATAACTTCATTCATATCTGTATCTTTACCTGTTTGGCTTATAAAATTTTTATTTATATCTTCTCCTTTTTTTATTACCATATCTGGAAATTTACCTGTCCAAGGACTTGGATTTTTAAACATAGTTCCAAACATATCTTCTACTTTTTGTTGATTATATTGTTCTTCTGTAAAATTTCTTGGAACAAATCTATATACATATTTTACTTTAGGTTCGCATTTTTGATATTCCTTATTATAACCGGTTATAATAAGTATTATTCCAATTAAAAATAACGTTATAATTATTGATCTCATTTATTAAATGTTAAGAAAAAAATTTAAAATATATTTTCAATTATCTCTCTCATATTTTTATCGCTTTTTTCTTCTGTAGTTTCAATAGTTTCTTCTTTAGCTTTTTCCCATTCATCATTTTTTGTATCAGTATTTATTTCTTCAATTTTACTATCAGTTTTACCTTTTTGTCCATCTTCTTTTGCTGCACTACTTAATTCTCTTCTACGTTCTTCATAAAATTCATCACGTTTTTGTGCTTGTTCTTTATATCCTTTAACAAGTTCATTGAGTTGTTCTTCTTGATATTCTTGATCTTCTATATGGTCTGCTTCTGGATCCCAAGGTAACCAATAACCAACTTGACCTACAAAAACATGAAAATTTGGATCTGTTTTTTGTAATACCTTTGCACGTACTTGTGCTTCTCTTAATGTTTCATAACAACCTCGTACTTTTAATCCTCTCATTGTTAAATATCCATCTTTTTCAGAATTAAATTCTTGATCTAAATCAGTTTGATTAATTTTTTTATAATCATTATATCTATCTCCAATATTTTCAGTTAATTTATTTAATAGTTTTTTTACACGATCATTATTTTTTAATTCATCATCTAAATTAAGTTGAAATAATATATCATCTTTAAATTTTTTTAAAAATTTTTGTACCATATAGGTTTCTTTGTCAGTTAAAAAATCTTTGGTAGGAGAAACAAAACTTAAACATACAAAATTTTGACCTCGTACTTCTTTATCAGCATCAAGGAAATCTTCTGTTTTACTCATTATATTTATGTTAATTATTTATTTTATATATAATAAACGTATTGTTTTTTTTAAGTATTTTAAATAAAAAAAAATCTTTTATTAAATTATAAATACTTATGTTAGATTACGATATTGATGAGGTCATTAAACGTGCAATTAAATATATAATAGAAGGTGGTGCTGTTGCAATTGCAGCTTATTATATTCCAAGAAAAACTATGAATATGGAAGAAATTGCAATTATTGCTTTAACAGCTGCAGCTACATTTTCTATTTTAGATTTATATGCTCCAGCAGTATCAAGTGCTGCTCGCTCTGGAGCAGGTTTTGGTATAGGTGCTTCTACTGTAGGATATAAAGGTGGATTTTAATTTATTAATAATATAATTATTTTTTTCTAATTATATTGTATAAAATTATGTATTCTGAAGTTAATTTTTCAGAACTAAATAGTAAAAAACATATAAATAATAATAAAGATATATCAAGTCTTGTTAATTTATTTATAAAATATGCATTAGAAGGAATTTCTATAGCTATGGTTGCTTTTTATATTCCAAATACAAAAACTAATTTTAATGAAGTAATACAAATTGGTCTTGTTGGCGCATTAACTTTTTTTATTTTAGATCTTTTTTCACCTGAAATTGGTTCTAGTGCACGTGTTGGTTCTGGTTTTGGTATAGGTAAATCTGTACTTATTTAAATACTTTTAATAAATTCCCACTTTAAATCTTTGCATATTTCTTTCCAAATTAAATCTTGTTGGTGTAATTTTTCACGACTTTTCAATAATGGAAAACATTGTAAAAACTCATCTAGACCAAGAAGTTCTACAAATTTATGTAATACATAACTATAACTCAAAAAATTTTTACGTTCTTTAGGACATACTTTCATAAAAGGTCCTTGTATTTCTTTAAACATTATTCTTAATTTTTCTTCTGTTTCTCTATCCATTATTGGTGGAGATAAACCATTTAAACGATTTATTATATGTGGTACGTGTTCATAATATTTATTTAATTTTAATTTTTTCAAATATTCTCTTACTTTACTTTGAGTTAAATCAGCCATATTTACAATTCTTTCTTTTTTTATTTCTAGGAAAATTTTATCTATAACTGTTTGAGGAATATCTGTTGTTTCTTTTGCTTGAAATTGTGCTAACCATTCATTGAAATGATTAATTCTTTTATATGCAAAATAACTTGTTTCTGGTGGAGGATCTTTATAAGATGGTTTTTCACTATCAATTATTGTAAATTCTATATCTCCACATTTTTGGCAAACCATTAATCCTTCATTTTGTATAATTGTTTTTTCTATATTACAATAATTACATAATTTAGTTGCTAATTGTTCTTTATCACATTTTTTAACATAATTATCATCTACTAAACTTAAATATTCATCTAGAATTTCAGCTTTTTGAAAATCAGTTTTTTTATTTATATAATTTGTTATTTTCCCTTCATTTTTATCATCATTACTTGAATTATTAAAAAAATTTATTATAGTTTTATTTTCTTGTTTATATTGTTCTTTTGTTGTATTATAATACTCAAACAATAGATGACTTGTTTTTAAAAAATAATCTTTTTCATTATCATAATTTTCAATTTTTTTTATATTATTTTTTAAGTTTTTAATTGTATCTTTTAATTTAAATTTTTTAGAAAGTTCATTATCTGTTAATTCACTAATTTTTTTTTTATCTAATTCAGAATATTGTTTATCTAATTGTTTTAATTCTTTTAATTTATTATTAATTGTTTTTCTTTCATTTTTCATTTTATTTATTATTTCTTGATGTTTTGAATCTAATGTTCTTCTTGAATCAGATAAAATCTGTTTCATATTTTTATTTTTAAACATAGACATAATTATAATTATAATTAAGAAATTTCCTTTAAATATTTTTGTTCGGTTAAATAAATAAAATTTTCATATTTTAATATAAGAAAAGGACTAATGGTCATAAAAGATGTCCTAGAAAATACTTTAGAAGAATTAAATTGTAGTACATTAGCAAAAATACGATTTATAATGAAAGCACTTTTAGATGGTTGGACTGTAAAAATGATAGAACATAATCCAGAACAATTTATATTTGAAAAGGAATTCGATAAAAATAATATTGGCAAAAAAATAACAAAAAAAATTGCTCTTGATGGAGATTTTGAAAAACAATTTTTATTAAATAATTTAAACAAAAATAATTAATTTTTTCTATTTTTTTCTTATTTAAATATATAATAAAAATGGGAGGTGGTCTCATGCAACTTGTAGCTTATGGCGCACAAGATGTTTATCTTACAGGTAATCCACAAATTACTTTCTTTAAAGTAGTGTATAGACGTCATACAAATTTTAGTATGGAATGTATTGAACAAACTTTTAATGGAACTACTGATTTTAGTAGAAAAGCGTCATGTACTATTAGTAGAAATGGAGATTTAATTCATTCTATGCATTTACAATGTACTTTACCTGCTGTAAATGCTTCTGAAGGATGGTGTGAAGATGTTGGATTTTTTCTTATAAAAAATTCAGATATAGAAATTGGTGGTCAACGCATTGATAGACATTATGGTGAATGGATGCATATATGGAAAGAACTTACAATTACAGAAAGTAAACTTGATAGTCTTAAAAATATGATTGGTACTACATCTGCTATGCAAGGAACGGGTGCTAGCGCAACAACAATATATGTTCCATTTTATTTTTGGTTTTGTAGAAATCCAGGTCTTGCTCTACCTCTTATTGCACTTCAATACCACGAAGTAAAATTAAATATAGAATTTAATTCTTTAAGTGGAGATGGAGGACTTATTAGAAGCACAACCTCTACTCCTGCAACAAGTGGTAGTTTAACTAATGTAAGTCTTTGGGTAGATTATATTTATCTTGATACTGATGAACGTAGACGATTTGCACAGGTTTCACATGAATATCTTATAGAACAATTACAATTTTCAGGAAATGAAATAGTTACTTCTTCTACACAAAGACTAAAACTTAATTTTAATCATCCTATTAAAGAACTTGTATGGGTTACACAACTTAATACTTCTGTTGCTCATGATAATGATGCAACATATAATACAACTGAAAAAAATAATGATTTAAAAGCATTTACTAGTAGTAGTGCTAATATAACATCTGCAGCAAAATTACAACTTAATGGTCATGATAGATTTGCTGAACGTAAAGGTGCATATTTTAATTATGTACAACCATATAATCACCATACAGCTTCACCTGCTAATGGTATTAATAGTTATTCATTTGCACTTAAACCAGAAGAACATCAACCATCAGGTACTTGCAACTTTTCTCGTATTGATACTGCAATACTTCAATTAACATTAATAGTTTCTTCCTCTGCTAAAACTCGTGTATATGCAACAAATTACAATGTTCTTCGTGTAATGAGTGGTATGGGTGGTCTTGCATACTCTAATTAATTTTTTCATTTATTTAAATTATTTAATTATAAAGTTAATTAATTTATAAAAAATATATATAATTATTATAAAAGACTTATGGGTGGTGGTCTTATGCAATTAGTTGCTTATGGTGCAGCAGACATATATCTTACTGGTAATCCCCAAATTACATTTTTTAAGGTTGTTTATAGAAGACACACTAATTTTAGTATAGAAAGTATAGAACAAACATTTGATGGAACTGTTGATTTTGGAAGAAAAGTTAGTTGTGTTATTAATAGAAATGGAGATCTTGTAGGTCCTATGTATTTACAAATAGTTTTACCACAAATAACAGGTTCTGGTACATCAAATTTTTCTTGGAATCATTATATAGGATTAAATTTAATTAATTATGTAGATATAGAAATTGGTGGTCAACGTATTGATAAACATTATAATCATTGGTTATATATTTGGGGTGAATTAACTGTTTCTAATAGTAAACTAGATAACTATAATAATATGATTGGTGCTACATCAGAATTAAATACTGTTCCTAATGATTCTTATGCAAGTATTCCAGAAACTACATTATTTATACCTTTACAATTTTGGTTTTGCAAAGATCCAGGACTTGCTCTTCCACTTATTTCACTTCAATATCATGAAGTAAAAATTAATATTGAATTTGAAAGTTTTATAAATTGTATTAAAGGTTTTGGTGCGAGTACAGCAACCGCTTTAAATATTGTCAGTGGAAAATTACTTGTAGATTATATATATTTAGATAGTAATGAAAGAAAAAGATTCGCACAAGTATCACATGAATATCTTATTGAACAATTACAATTTACAGGTGATGAAACAGTAAGTGGTGCAAATAATCGTGTAAGATTAAATTTTAATCATCCGGTTAAAGAACTTATTTGGGTAGTTAGAAAAGATAGTAATATAAATACTACTTCTAATGCTTCAAGTTTTTTTAATTATGGAGATTCAGCATCTATAGATAGTGCTTATGGTTCTGTATCAGGAGGAAATAATGTTGTTAGCAATGCTAAACTTCAATTAAATGGACACGATAGATTTGCTCAAAGACCAGGATTATATTTTAATTGTGTTCAACCATATTATCATCATACATCAAGTCCTACTACTGGTATTAATGTATATTCATTTGCACTTGAACCAGAAGAGCATCAACCATCGGGTACTTGCAATTTTTCAAGAATAGATAATGCTGCACTTCATATTAATACTGGTTCAATAACTACAAACGCAAAAATCAAGATTTTTGCTTTAAATTACAACGTTTTAAGAATAAAAAGTGGTATGGGTGGCCTTACATATTCTAATTAATTTTTTTTTATTTTTTTTTTTCTATAAAATTTTTTTCTTTATCTAATGTATAAACAAAAACAATGGGTGGTGGTCTTATGCAACTCGTAGCTTATGGAGCTCAAGATGTTTACCTTACCGGTAATCCTCAAATTACTTTCTTCAAAGTAGTATACAGACGTCATACTAATTTCAGTATGGAATGTATTGAACAAACATTCAATGGTACTGTAGCTTTTGGAAATAAAGTTACAGCAACAATCAGCCGTAATGGTGATCTTGTATCCAATATGCATTTACAAATTGCTTTACCCGCACTTACTACTACTGATAACTGGTGTGCTGAAGTAGGTAATGCACTTATTAATACAGTAGAACTTGAAATTGGTGGTCAACGTATTGATAAACAATATGGTGAATGGATGCATATCTGGAAAGAACTTAGTTGCCCTCTTGCTAAAGTACAAGTATTAGATAAAATGCTTGGTAATGTTGTAAAACTTAATCGCGTTGAAGGTAATGTAGGTGCATATACTTGCTATGTCCCTCTTTTATTCTACTTCTGCCGCAATGCAGGTCTTGCTCTTCCACTTATTGCCCTTCAATACCATGAAGTTAAGGTTATTGTAGAATTCCGTGCTCTTGCTGATGTAAAGATTGGTTCAGCTGGCACACCAACTCTTGGTGATACTTCACTTTGGGTAGACTATGTATATCTTGATACTGATGAACGCAGACGCTTCGCACAAGTATCACACGAATACCTTATTGAACAACTCCAATACTCTGAAGAAACAGGTGCAGTAAATTCAAACAATTTCCGTCTTAACTTTAATCATCCAGTTAAAGAACTTGTATGGGTAGCACAAAAATCTGCTTCAGTTGCTGCAGGACAACTTCAACGTTTCAACTATACTAATGCTCTTGATACTGCATTCCTTGATACTATTGACGGTAATGTTGGTGGTAGCTTCGGTGGTGGTGATAATCTTGTCAGTGATGCCAAACTTCAACTTAATGGTCACGATAGATTTGCAACACGCCCAGGTGCATACTTCAACTATGTACAACCATATCAACATCACAGCGGTTCTCCTGATGAAGGTATTAATGTATACTCATTTGCACTTAAACCAGAAGAACATCAACCATCTGGTACTTGCAACTTCTCCCGTATTGATAACGCAACTCTTAATATGAATCTTACTGCAGCTGCTACTGTTCGTATCTATGCTGTCAACTACAATGTTCTCCGTGTAATGAGTGGTATGGGTGGTCTTGCCTATTCCAATTAATTTTTTAATTAATTTTTTATTTTTTAATTATTTTATTTGAAATTAAAATATTATCTAGAATTATAAACAAAAACAATGGGTGGTGGTCTCATGCAACTCGTAGCTTATGGTGCTCAAGATGTATACCTTACAGGTAATCCTCAAATTACTTTCTTCAAAGTAGTATACAGACGTCATACTAACTTCAGTATGGAAGCTATTGAACAAACATTCAATGGTACTGCTGACTTCGGTAAAAAAGTTAGCGCAACAATCAGCCGTAACGGTGATTTAGTAACTAACATGTATGTTGAAATCGGTCTTCCAGCCTCCGGTGATGCTAATAAATCATATAATGATAATGCAGGTTTCGCTGTTATCAAGAGTGTAGAACTTGAAATTGGTGGTCAAAGAATTGACAAACATTACGGTGAATGGATGCACTTATGGTCTGAACTTACTTTAGCATCAGGTAAAAATGATGCTTTAGAAGCAATGGTTGATAATGGTACTGCTAATACAGCTAAAACTGTAACAGTCCCACTTTACTTCTACTTCTGCCGCAATCCAGGTCTTGCTCTTCCACTTATTGCTCTTCAATACCATGAAGTAAAATGCAACATTGAATTTGACTCAATTGCCAACTCAGTTAAAGCTGTAACAACTGGTTTAAGTCTTTCATCTGCTAAATTATGGGTAGACTATGTATATCTTGATACTGATGAACGCAGACGCTTCGCACAAGTATCACACGAATACCTTATTGAACAACTCCAATTCACTGGTGATGAAACTTTAACTGGTAGTGCTAACAACAAGATTCGTCTTAACTTTAACCACCCAGTTAAAGAATTAGTATTCGTAGGTCAAAACACAGCTGCAACAACCTCTGCCACACTTTCCAGATGGGATTACACTCAAACTGGTGCTGCTCATGCAAACCCATTAATCTCTGATGCCAAACTTCAACTTAATGGTCACGACAGATTTGCAACAAGAGCTACTGCATACTTCAACTATGTACAACCATTCCAACATCACACCTCAACACCCTCTAATGGTGTGTGTGTTTACTCATTCGCACTTAAACCAGAAGAACATCAACCATCTGGTACTTGCAACTTCTCCCGTATTGACAACGCAACTCTTAACGTAGGCACAAACGCTGCTGGTACTGGTCGTGTATATGCTGTCAACTACAACGTACTCCGTGTAATGAGTGGTATGGGTGGTCTTGCATACTCTAATTAAATTATTTTATATCAAATTTTTAAAAATTACTTTTATAAATCAGTTAAAAGTAATTTTCTTATTATATATTATAGAAAAATGATTAATAATAATTTATTAATAGCTATAGGAATTATATTTATATGTTATTATTTTTATTATAATAACCAAAATATAGAAAATATGAATTTTAAAACTTTAAAAACATGGGGTGAGAATCCTTTTGAAATAGATAATTATGGTAAAAATATAGAATTAAATTTATTTTATACTAAATGGTGTAAATATTCAATTGAATTTATGCCTATGTGGAATAAATTAAATTCTGTATTAAAAGATGAACCTATTAAATTAAATACGATTGATTGTGATGAAAATAAGGAATTATGCAAACAAAATAATGTAAATAGTTTTCCAACTTTAATTCTTAAAGTTAATAATAAAACCTATATATATAACGAACAAAGAAATTTTTATACTATAATTCTTTGGATTAGAAATAAAATCCATAATTAATTTAGATATATTTGTGTATTTTTATCTTCTTTTTTATATATTTCTGTTTGGGTTTCTTTATTTTGTTTATTATTTAATTCTTCTTTCCAAAGATTAGGATTTTTTAAATAATTAATAGTTTTTTCATATCCAATTTTAAATAATTTTTTTTTATCCTCTATAGAAAAATTATTTGAGAATAAATTTATATTTTCAATATCTATAATTAATAAATTATTTTGTCTAGATTTATTTATTTTTAAGGTTTCAATTTCAACTGTAAGACAATTAATCATATTTATTGCAAATTCTTCAATATTATTAATTCCATTATTTTCTTTAGTATCATTTGAAATTTTAATTCCTAAAACTGTATTTGGGTTTTCATTTTTTAATATAGATAAAGGTGTATTATCTAATATTCCACCATCTATATATATTTTATTATTTCTTTTAATTGCTGTAAATAAGAATGGATAACTTATACTTATTCGTATAGCATCTAAAACTAACATATTTGGTGTTGTATTATAATTAAAATATTCAACTTTTTTAGTTGTTAAACAAGTTCCAGTTATAATTAATTCTTTATTTGTTTTTTTATATAATTCTTCAAATGTTAAATTATCAATATTTTTATATTTTTTTGTAAAATCATTTATATATTTTATTAATAATGTTCCATCTATTAGACCATATTCAGAATTTAAATTATCTATATTAATATTTTTTATTGAATTAAAATCAAAATCAATTATAAAATCATTAATTTCATTATGTGTAATACCTATTATTGAAAAATATGCTGCTATACTACCAATACTTGTACCTACAAATTTTGTTATATTTTCAATTATATGTGTTTCATATAATGCTTTAATAACACCTATAAATGCATAACCTTTTAATCCACCTCCACTAAATACTAAATTTTTAATCATTATTTTTATAACAATTATTATATCTTAAAATTGTTGTAATAATATAAAAAAAATATTTAAGAATTATAAGTAGTCTTAAATGTTTTCTGCAAAAGAATTACATAAATTACAAGAAAGAAGAGAAAAAAGACGCATTGAAGTATACCATAGAATTATAAAAAAAATTTTTTTAAGGATTAAAGCTTTAGCACAAAGAGGAGATGAAGGAACATTTTATACTGTTCCTGATTTCATACCTGGATTACCAACATATGATTTAGGACATTGTATTAATTATATAAGTATTTATTTACAAAATGAAGGTTTTTTTGTTAAATATACACCACCTAATTTACTATACATTAATTGGAAAAAACCAAATCAACAAGAAGTTGAAAAAAAAAATACTAAAGTTATTACAACTAATTATGAAAATTTAAAAAATAAAACTAAAGATTTACTTAAAAGAAGAAGTCATTTTACATTAGATGATTTTATTTAATACTTTTTAGATTTTAACATATTATCCATTATAAATATTAAAAATATACCACCCATTATAAATATTATCATATCATTAACATCATCATCATGTAATTTTAAACTTGATTTTTTTATTCTTTTTTTTACATTAAAATTTTCAGTAATAGAAGTATCTTCAGTTGTGTAACCATCTTCTGTATCACTATCATAATCTATATTATTTTTTTCATAAAAAGATTTTAATGCAAGTTTTGTTTTAGGTATTGTTTTACATATATCGTATAATTTTTGAGTTCCTTTAAGATTATACCTTTTCATTTCTTTTTTATAATATTTACTTTTAGGAATTCTTTCAGATTCTATTTCAATTTCAGTTTCACTATCACTATAACTTAAAATTGGATAATTTGGAGGAGGTATTCCTCTAGCATCACCTCTTGGTTCTGTTTCATTTGGTATTTTGAATTTAGTGTTTGAACCATTTTCATTTGAATTATAAAACCCTTTATTTGTAGTTAAATTGTCAAATTTTTGTTCGTTATTTTCGAAATTTTCTCCCCAAGCCTCTATTATGCTACAATAAGCTGGCATATTTAATATTATATAAGAAAATAAATAATTTTATTTTTTTTATATAATAAGAATTAACTTTTTTCTTTGTATATTATATAACAAATGGATATTTTTAATCAATACGTTGTTGGTAATGTTGATACAGTTCTTGCAAATAAATATGCAGGTGCAGCAGTAGGTCTTTTCCTTGCATTATATGCAGGTAAAGCAGCACCAGAACTTCCCTCTGAACTTAAAGAATTATTCAATAATGAATACTTCCGTGTAGCATGCTTATTCCTTATAGCATATCTTAATACTAAAAACACATCATTAAGTCTTCTTACTGCTGTAGGTTTTGTAGTAGTAATGAATCAACTTTCACAAGAAAGAACAGCAGAAACTTTTATTGAGTTTATGAATACTTCAGAAAATTTCCAAAATGAATTTTAATTTTTTTCTTTTCTAATATTATAAAATGGAAGACCTTATAGGTTATTTAGAAAATTCACAATTATTTTTAGCATTACTTACAATACTTAACAATATTGCAAGTAAATATTTTGCTTTAGAATTAAGTAAAAATCAAGAATTTAAATTACAAGAACCACTTTTCCGTCGTGCTGCTATTTTTGCAGGTGTGTTTATTGTTACTAAAAATATTAAAATTAGTATAATAGGTACTATATTAGCTGTTGTTGTTATTAAAATGCTTTCATAAATTTACTGTTATTCCTGGTCCATCATCCTTCTTTTTTTTTCTTCTGCCGCCTCTTTTTTTTTTATTACCATTTATATCAATACTTCTTACTGTACTGACATCATCATCACTATTTGTTGCTTCTACTCTTTGTAATCTATCCATTCCTTCTACATCATTTACAATATCATCTATATTATCAGGACCTTTCATAACTGGTTCACTTGATTGTTGTTGTCTTAGTCTACTAGCTTTATTTCCAAAAGCATCTCCTAACATATCTCCAATTAAACCACCCATACTTGGTGGCATTCCACCCATAGGACCACCCATATTTCCACCATTAAATGCTTGTCTTGCGGCATTTCCTAAACCTTGCATTAATTCTGGATTATTTTTCATTACTTCTGCAGCACTAGGTAATGTAGATTTAAACATTGTATTGGACAAATGAAACATAAAAGCACTTCCTGCCATTTGAAATAGCAATCTAAATTCTGGACTCATTTTTGCTCTATTCCTATATTTTTCATGTAATTCTGCAAAAATATCATCATAATCTTCTACATTTTCTTGTACACTTTCTCCCCACCCATCTAATTCTAAATTAAATGGATCCCATTTATTATTAAGGAATTCAACACCTGTAACAAACATCATCATATATTTTCTATAACTACGAATTGCAGTATCTTCTTCTCTTTGTCTCATTATTCTATCATATTCATATTTCATATCTTGATAATCGCTATTTACATTAAATTTTTTAGGTAATCTTATACCCCTTTTTTCCAATCTATTCATTTGATATAATATTTCTCTTTTAGCATCTTCTTCTTCTTCTCTGGACATTCTATGTTCCTCTTCTGTATTTATAGGAGCACGATAATCTCTTTCATTATCACTTTCATAATCATTAATATCATCTCGTTTTTTATATGCTTCATCATCACTACTATCTGTCTTATAACTTTTTTGTGAATGGCGAGATCTATCAGACCTATGTGATCGGTTTGATCGGTTTGATTCTCTACTTGGACTTCGTGGTCTTTCCTTCTTTTTTGCTTGATTCATTAATAAATCTGCACCAAACATTCCTGTATCTTCTTTTTTTATTTTAATTTCATCTGTAGCAAATTGTGTATTTGCCATATTAACGTTTTCAGTTCTAAAATCACTTTCTTGCTCTAATTCTAATGGATCACTCATTTTATTTTTATATATTTATTTATTTTATCTAAAATACGCAATTTTTATTCTTTTAAGCATTTTTTAAATTTTAAATAATAAAGACCTTGTAAAAAACTATCTGCTAAATCATCTTTCTTTTTATGTTCTATTAAATAATTTAACCAATTGTTATTCTCTCTTAATAACCATTTAGAATATTCTACTCCTAACCATTTTGTTCTTGCATATTTACCTTTAAGTTTACATTCAATATACGGTCCATTATATACTTTTAATTTATTTCTTGGACTTACAAAAATTACATTTTTTAATTTTCCTATATTATCTACAATACCTCTAATAACAAAATAATTATGTAACATCATACTTAAACTTTTCATTCTAGGATTTTTTGTAGGTTGTTGTTCTATTATTATTATATCACAATCAAGTAGTTCTTTATGTTTATCTAATTTATTAACTAATTTAATATCCATTGCTTGATGAGTTAAATTTGGAACTTTTTTTTTTATTATACTTTTTAAATCATTAATATTTCTTCCATGTATTTTACAATAACCTATATTTTCATTTGATATTTTATGATATAAACTTGCTTTTTTATTACAATTTTCATTATTCTTTTTTTTTCCTATACATATTAAATTTTCTAAAGGATCTTCAAGTAAATCTATTGTATCCCATTTAGATATAATAAATTTATTATCTTTATATTCTAAAAGACAAAATGCTAAATTTTTTACTCCTACATCAAAACTTAATAATTTCATTTAATTTAATAATAGTATATTTATATTGTTTTTAAACCCATAATATTTTCTAAAGTATTCTTTTCATTTAATAATGGTTTATTTCTTTTTAATTTTAAATTTGTATTTGCACGACTTATTTGGGTTTTATCAACAGGAATAAATGATTTCTTTATATCATCTGCTTTATAAATTGTTTGTTCTTCTATTTGAAACATAGTTGAAATCATTGGTGGATTATATATTCTATATTCTTTATTATTATTTTTACATTTTTCTCTATATTTTTCAATACTTAAAGAACCACCAAACATTGTTAATAATTCTCTTGGAGGAGCCAATGTTATATTTTCTTTTGTTTTAAACATTTTTTTATAAAGTAAATTTAACAATGAATATCTATCCCAATAACTTGTTTGTTCTGTTTGTTGAAAATTATAACTTGCAGCACAATTAAAACTACAAAAACACCCTTTTACAAAATATGTTTCATCATTTTTTTTATAAGGTAAACCTATAGGACTTGTAGTAAATTTATGACAGCACCACCAACAACAAATATTTGTTTTTTCCGACCAACCATATTTTAAATTATTTTCTCTAAAAGAACCTAATATATTAAATATATTTTCTTCTTGAATATTATTTTCATCATCTATTATATTACTATAATCTTGCGTTTCTTCTATTTCTTCAAAATAAGAATCTTTATGTAAATTAATATCATTTGGATCATAATCTTCAGGTTCTGTAATATCAGGATTATATTTTAATATTTCATTTTTATCTTCTTTATTACTAATATCATATATTTCATTATTATTCATTTTTAAATGTAAAATAACTTTATCATTATCTAAATTAACTGGTTGAATATTTTTGGGTATTATACTATATATTTTTTCTTTAGGTCTTCTACCTCTTTTTTTAGGTATTTTTGGTTCTTCATTTTCTGTTTTAGGTTTTGGTTTTCTACCTCTTTTTTTAGGTATTTTTATATCTGTTTCTTCTTTATTTACTATTGTTTTTGGTTTTCTACCTCTTTTTTTAGGTATTTGTAAATTTTCATTTTCATTTTCATTTTCATTTTCATTTTCATTTTTATTAACAACAGTTTCCATATTATATTTTAAATAATTTTTTCTTTAAGTATTTCAAAAAAAAACCTTGTATATTATTATATGAAAATGGCCTTAAATTTTTTAAAAGATGTAACTAATAATATAGTTGAAAAAACAAAAGAAGGGGCTAAATTAATTAAAAATAAAATAGATGATCCTAATTTTCAAGAAAAAGTTAAATTAATCGCAAAAAAAACAATGAATACTGTTGGAAATGTTAGTTCTGATATTTATAATAAAGCAATTGAACAAAAAATGGCATATGAAATATTAAATATATGTAAAAATATAGAAGATAATTCAAATATTAAAACTTTAAGGAAATATGCGGTTGATTTAGATTTACCTACTAATGGTAATAAAAAACAATTGTGTGAAAGACTTACTAAAATAGCAAGTGAAAAAGCAATTGTTAAATTAGGTGGTGGAAAAAAAGGTAAAGGTCCAAGTAGAGGAATTAGAAAATCATCCAGACTTTCAGATAAAGATACAGCAAAACTTATGGATGCTTTAATTGGTATCTCATTAGAAGAAGAAGCAGAAATGAATCCAATAACAAAAAGAAATACAAAAAAAAATACAATACCTACTGCTTTTTTTAATAAAGGAATGTCAAGATTAAATACTTTAATTGGTTTAGCAGTTAATGGTACACCTCAATCATGGCAACCTACATGGTTTGCTAATGAATTAATTAAATATGATTTAAATGTACAACAACTTAAAGCTCTTGAAGATAATACACCTATTTCAGAATTAAAAAAATTAGCTATTAGTAAAAAAATTGGAAAAATATTATTTAATGATAAAAAAAGAAAATCTGCTGAAAAAGCACAACAAACAAGAAGAGCAAGACAAGGAGAAGCAAGCACTTCTGCACCACCTTCTACCCGTGAAGCTGCTCCTATGGAAGATTTAGAAGATGATGACAATCAAAGAGAAATTGATTATATAGCAAGTATGTTTGATAATTTATAAATATTTTTATTACTAAAATTTATAATTATAAAAAATTTAATTATAAAAAATTTTAATCTCATCTAATAATATAAATATGGCAACTAAATCTCGTTCACGTAAAAGTGCAGCTAAAAAAGCTTGGGCAACACGTCGTAACAAACATGCTCTCCGTAGTCGTTCAGCCAAAAAAGCATGGAGAACTAGAAGAGCTTCATCTAAAAAACGTAGTCTTTCAGCAAAGAAAGCTTGGAGAACACGTAAATCTAAATCTCGCAAGAGCCGCAAATCTCGCAAGAGCCGCAAATCACGCAAGAGTCGCAAATCACGCAAGAG